TCAGTATACAAGTATTCAGTAGGTTTGATGCAAGTAATGTCATACACTTTTAGTTCGATGATTTCATCTATAGTATCATAGTTTAGTGGCGTACTGAAGTCGCCGCCATCTTTAACGATTATGAGTATAGCTGCGCCACCATACAAACGAGTCCAGCGCACAGCATCGGACATTCTACTATATACAGACAATCGATCAATTTCATCGTATATACTACCTTCTTCATCACCTTCGATGATTAGTCCACGTTGGAAACAATCATCACTTGGTCTATCAATGATCTTTTGTGCTATTCCACTTCCAACATAAATATCAGCATAATCATATAGTGCAAATCTACTAGCCCAGAAACGATCTAGTCCACGTCGCCAACTACCACCTTTATAGAAAGTGTTAGATGTACGATCTAGGCCAGCAGTATTCAGCCCAGACAAAATGTTCTGGAAACCATCATATCTGGGCTGAATTGCATTCATACTATTAGTTCTGCTTACGCGAACGAATCATACCAAGTCCAAGCAAACCGACACCAAGAATAGCCATAGACATCGGCTCGGGTACTGAAGTAGTACTCGCACTTACATTACCTGCGAAAGATGCAGTATATGCGCCGATAGTTGTGCCATTGATATGCAAACCGGGAGGAGTTGCAATATCAGTAAAACCCAAGTTAAACGAATTGGGTGCGGCTAGTTGCGCGGCAGTAAGTACATCACTAGTCAAAGTTAGTAGATCGGGCGGATTGTTAGCATTTACTACTAGACCAGGACCACCAGCCCCACCGAAAGCTGCATCGTCAAACACACCGCTTAGGTAATTAGTACCAGTGCAGTTATTTCCGCTAGTAAAACAAAATGTGCCAGCGTAATGCTGAATAATTGCACCACTAATAGCAACGGCAGCATCAGTGCTATTAGCATCTAGGCTAAATTGCACATTACCAATTGGACCGCTGGCAAATGTCGTTACAGCAGTAACTGCATCATCAACAACAATATGCGTTGCAGTGCCATTGTCAGTGGCTACAACTGTATTGGTCAATGCAGTTTGACCAAATGTAGCAATTAGTGCAGCATTGGCAGAACTAACAAGTCCAACCAACATAGTAGAAGCCAATATAAACGCCTTCACTGGTATATACTCCTTTAGGTTTTCGGTTGTGGGTTTGGTGGTAGTTCATTACTTGGCCGATTTATACTACCCGGAAGTGTATTATCTACAGACAGATTTGGATCGACAGCGACATAACGCCAACCATAGCCAGGAATCCATACTACTACCCAAAATGTAGTAGAACCGGGCAACGAATTATCTGGTCTAGTTGGTTGACCGGGCAATGTGTTATCTGGTCTACCACCACTTCCGCCAGGAAGTGTATTATCTGGCATTCCTGGCAAACCTTGATCTGGTCTACCACCACTACCACCCGGCAATTCATTACTTGGCCGATTTGGATGTACTGGCGGCCAAATAGTACCCGGAGGTACACTAGTTCCGGGTGGAATTGGTACTATCGGATGCGAAATAACCGGCGGTGGAAACACTCCTGGCGGTGGAATTGGCAAACTATTGTCAATTCCAGGCTGTTGTCCTGGCAATCCCTGATCTGGCCGATCACCAGTTACTTCGACAAAGAAACCAAATGGCATTGTTACTACTCCGATAGTGCTAGTCTACGTGCATAGTCACTTATTTTAGCTGCTAATTCAAGAAAAGCACCACTAGATGCATCAACATAGTCATCATGATTACTATCAGGGAAATTTTCCATTTCCGTCAAGTAATCATTATTCCAAGGGCCAGCTACTACATCAACGTTATTAGCTTGCCATTGCGAAGATAGTGGTTCGGCTCTAGTAACTTTAGGCCCAGTTTCCCTAATTGCTTTTACTTTATACCCTGACAGAAACGATATAAGACTAGATGCTTGGTCTTTACCAGCTTGGCCAGGATCTTGCGGAATTATAGTAGTTAGACTGCGACTCCTGGCGTGATCCTGTGAGAGTATATTCTTGATAATCTGCCGTACATCACTGGCATTTTCTCTTATATTAATGCCATCGGCAATAACAATGCGCCCGTTTTCGCGTCTACCCATAAGTACCGATGCAGTAGCGTCCGGACTAGGGTTAGCTTCACTAATAGTAGTGGCAGCTAAATCCCACTTTCGTACCCATTGCTTAACATCGGTCGGAATTGCAGGTAGTAGATTGATTTTCATTTTTGGAAAGTAACTACCTGCTTGTTCTTTAACTTTCCAATTACCGTTTAGTAGCCGTTCCCTATCTACTCTCCCCATTATCATTAGGTTAGCCATATACCCAGGATCGTTGTCCATGAGTATCTTGTTGTCAGTTAGCTTAGACGGAATAAATGTTAGTGATTTAGGCTCTAACATGGGGAATTTATCAATCAACTCCTGACGGGAATCCGACCAATGCAATACATCATCTAGTTTGATGAAGTAACGAACTATACCACTACGTTCTTGTATTGCATAGCCAGTATCTTGATCGATCCACCATGCAATAATGTTAGCAACCCAACTATCCGCATCGGGATTAGTAGTTGCTCTTATGTAAGGTCTGATTGCACTAACACTGCGATTGCGACTAAGCATATACCAGAACTGCCGTTCGGTGAAATGCGTTAGTTCATCGTAACCAATAAATGGAATTTGACTACCTTGCCAGGATAGTAGATCAGCATCACCAGACAAATGATTAAATGATACTGATGCGCCACTAGGAAAAGTCCATTTCGGATATGGACTAGACATAGGCGATGCATCTAACTGGCCATAAATGCCGAAAGATGTATCGTATAATCCACCTTCAGCGCGTACCTGAATAGCTTGTCTTCTAAATATTACGCCACCGAAATCAGGATTATTCATATGTCGGCATGGCTCTAGTAATAGAGCGTAACTTTTGCCACCACCAGCCGCACCACCATAAATTGCAATATCAGCTTTTGTTGCCAAAAAATCTGATTGCGGCCCAGGTTGCGGCATTAGCGCATTAGTAGTGTCAACGCCATCTAACAATTATGTTTCGCCCCCGATATCAACGCAGGTCTGCGTTGATTACCCATCTGAATCAATTATCTTACCAGTATTAACACTTCTCCCGTTATCTGGCAGTATTACTACTCGACTTTGTGCGCCAGCAGAGTTATCAGAAACCACATGATGTTGCCTAGGTTTACCGAATCCTCTACTTAAAATCATTTCACCAGCCCGAAGTCTAGTTTCTGGTGCCATTTCGGGATCGCGATAGATATCTCTTGCCATATTGATGATTTCATCGGCACCAATCCGGCATTCTTGCATTAGATCGCGCAATGTCCAAATGCGCGCTAGTTGTTGATGCGGTTCAAAACCATCAGGCACTGAGATATTCCTTGAACCAAATCAGTACTTCATCTTTAGTCTTGGTATCACTAGCCTGATATTTTAGTTTATTGGCCTGTAACCAACTACTCCATAGTGGCAAACTGAAACAATGATACCCAACTAGATTGTTATACTTAATCACGCCAATCAGTACAAAGCATTTACCGCCAGTTCGTTGCCATTTTGCTAACCATGCACATTGCTCCTGGCGCAATTCCGTCAACAAGTAGTAATCACTTAAGTTAGCGAATACTCGTTTCAGTTCACACGCAACGATTACACTGTTAGGCGTCTGAATTAGGCGATCTGGCCAACCACTTTCCGCAGTATTATTCGGAATCCATAGACTATATTCTCTAAATATACTAGTGAATTCTTTAGCTATGTCGGTTTCGCGGATCATTCGCCTTCGGTACAGTTCTGTGAAGGTTGGATGACTTTAGCCCGATGGCAAGGATCGTCAAGCATCATCCTTCAAAAATCGTCATTCTCACGGATACGTGATCAATTAGGCTCCTGGCGTTGGGGCGGTTACAGGCGGTACACTAGTTACAGTGAAAAAGTTAGAGCTATAGGGAAAAGAGTGTATCATGGTATGAGACATTTTTACTCTCATTTTCTTATAGCTCATACAATTCATATTTAACTGTAAC